TGAGAAACCTAGCTAGCATAACAGCCATAGTCGTCTTGCCACTTTGTCTTTTGCCCTTAATTTTTATAGTTATCATTTGTTCTCCTTTCTTTTCTTAAGTTCATAATAGCATTTCATAGTGGCACGAATATCGTACATTGCATCATGAGCACCCATGAAGCCTTCATTAAATAAGAATTGATGAAGCTCAGAAAGCTTAGGCCATTTGTAAGAACCATAATTGCCTGGAAGTTTGCAAAGGTTTGTAGAATCCTTCATAGTGCAAAAGTAAGGTGTGTTGCTTATTAAACTTTCTGCTCCTTTTTTGTAGTTGCATCTAAAAAGCGATCCTGCCATTATCTGAGAATCAAACTGATAGTTATGAGCAACTAATATGTCAGCATTTTTAACTAGACGCATAAAAGTAACTAATAGATCAGCCTCAAAGACTCCCACTCTTTCTGCCAGCTTTGTATCTATCTGGTGAACCTTATAAGCTCCCTCGGATATTATCCGTCCTTCGGGTTTTACTATAAGATTAAGTTCAGCATAAGCAATTCCTTCTTCGGCTAAAACTACACCAATCTGAACTGGCCAAGGAAAGTTCTCGTCGTAGTAGTGTTGGATTTTGAAGTTAAACTTATCGCTGGTTTCAGTATCGAAGAACAGTTCCATATTAAGCAGGCTCCTTTATTTCTCCTAAGATTTTTATACATATACATAGTTCTTGAGTGTTTAGATATCTGTTTAGTTCTTGGAATGTAGATAAAGTAAATTCTCTTACCACACTATCTATTACTAGTGCTTCTTTTGCGTTAGGTTCAGTAGTGTTTCTAATTAGTCCCATTGGATGCTCCTTTCCCTTTATCCTCTTCTAGGATATTTCTTATAATTTTAGCTAATGATGCTATTGCTGCTCCTTGACATCCAAAGTACTCTGCAATAGTTCTTCCATTAAAAGGCTTTCCATCAAAGGCTTCTGCATCATTTCTCATATCCTTCTCTATCATTTTAAGAACTTTTATGGTATTCTCTTTTTCCATTTAAGTTTCCTTTATTTTATTTAAGATCTCATTAATAGTTTCACCTTTTGTAAGTACGTGACCATCTACCATGACAGCAGATTTATCTACAAGTGATCCAACAAGATCTTCTTTTTCAGTCCAGTCTGATAGTTTGAGTTTAGCTTCAAGTATATTAGATCCTAGTGATCCATCAGGTAAAACTTCTTTACACGTTACATCATCAATAGTTATTTCTTCAGTCACTTCTTTGGCTCTATAGTTCTTTCGATGATCATAAAGATCTAATATATCGTTTAAAACTCTCTTAATCGTAGTATGCTGTGCTTGTTGTGACTTAGGAATTTTGCTAATATCTCCGCGAATTTTCTCTATAGTTTTCATTCTAATTCCTCCCTTTGTAAATTAAATTTACAGAGTTGATATTAATCTAGTTATAAAGCTGTCTTTATGAATCTCACTTAAATCAAATCCAAGTGCCGTCATTTTGCTTAAATAAGCAGCAAGAATAGTATTACCCGAGCCAAGAAATGGTATAAGTATTCTTGACCCTGGCTCAGTGAAAGTGGTAAGAACATCTATCATAAGATCTAATGGTCGTTCAGTTGGATGGATCTTATAAGTTGGTGGAACTGGCTTATAACCGAAGACATTTGTTCGACCTTGTTTGACGATTTTAGGGTCTCCTTTCTTAGCATAAAAGAACATTTCATAGGCTGAGCCTAAGTGACGAATGGGACTCATAGTTTGACCAGTTGTAGTTTCACCTTCTTCATCTCCCTTTACCCATATACAAGGCATACCACGAACAGTAAATTTAGTTAATCTTAACCAGGTAAGTATCCTTGCAAACCAAGGTTCCGGGCCAAACCAGCAAATAAGAAAACTATCTTGAGCCATTACTCGATAACATTCTTTAAAAGTGTCTTGCATAAAATTAGCATAATCATCTGCATCTATCTCATTATAGCCAGATTCTCCATAAGAATATTGTCCAGGACCTTCTCGTTTTTTAATTTTATCGATTTCGATTGCATAAGGTGGATCGAGTTCTATGAGATTTATACTGTTATCAGGAACCTCTTTTATTCTCTCAAAGAAATCTCCAACTATATAAGAATTTGCAAGCTTTTTAATTGCTAGTTCCTTAGTAGAAGTTCCGCTTGTTTCTTCAAAGTTTTTAACTGCTTCTTGGCGAATGAAAACTCTTCCAATGTTATCTTTGACTTTAAGGGCTTCCTTGCGATTCTTAAGCTTATCCCATCCAATATCAGGGAACTGTTCCATAGTAGAAGCAAGCTTGAGGTCTTCCGCAAGTTTAGTATGAGATATTCCTAACATGTTTGAAACGTCTCTAATAGAAGTACCCGGAGCATTTGGAGATGTAGATAGTTTTCTTCCTTGAATTTCTATCTGAAGTTCATAGATTTCCTTTTGTAGGTTTATTCTTTCTATATAATCGAGGTCTTCTCGCTGAATATTCTCTGCAAGCTCGATAGACTTGATTTCCAAAGTGGTTAGACCAGAAGGGAAGATCTTACACTCAATATCATTCATTCTCAAACTTTCACAAGCTTTAAGTCTACGGCCACCAGCAAGAAGTAGATAGGTTTTTGCTATAACAGACTCATTTTCCATAACAGCTATAGGATGGATTAATCCTCTTCGTTTAATATCACTTGCTAAAGCAGCTATGTCTTTATAATCCTGACGAGTTCTTTTTGAGGTGTCAATAGCTAAAATAGGTATCAGTCCAAGTTTACATTCGCTCATTTAGATTTCTCCTGTTAGTTCAAATAATAGTTTTTGCTTCTGCTCAGCAGTAAGCTGACCAAGGATATTCTTCGGCTTTTTTGTCGATATAGCTTTGCTTTTAGATTTTGCGGAAGTTCGTTTGATTTTCTTGATTCGTCGACTTTCGCGTAAACTTTTGATTAAAGCAAAAGCATCTTCGTTATTCATGCTTAGAAGGGAAATGTTTAGGTCGCTTATAGTTCCCATTGATCCTCTGGTGATTCTTTGAGTTTATTAGTATTCTCATCGAAGTTGTCTACTATATTTTGTACCTGCCCTATTAGGTAATCAACGTTGTATATAGTCTTTATCACAGTTTATTAAGTTGTCCATTTTCATTCTCCTAACTTAAGTTTACATATCTCTTCAAGTGTGATTGCTCGTTCGGTGAAAGCTCCTATTACTTTCGGAGCTCCGTGTTTTTCGATGAGATTAAATAAGTCTTCTATAATGGCAAAGAAGATTCTCTTTCTCATTCCATAATCAAGATACTTTAACATTAGTTGATTGTGACGTTCGCTTATATCTACGCTAAGTCTAGGTCGATAGTTAGAGGTCATTTTAAGCTTCCTTTAAGTATATTTCATGTACTCCGGCACCAATAGATTTGGAATGAGTGCTATATAGTTTTCCTCGAATCATCAAAGTATTATTTTGGATAAGAAATCTTCTAGCCACTTTTATTACCGCTCTTTGTCCGCTAACTGGAAGATCAAAAAGTCTATCAATAATATGCTTTACTTCTCTGTCTATTGCCGCATTTTCATGGCTTCTTCTTATACTAGCAAAAGCAGATCTTGTATTCATTGGTTTATCCTTTGTAAATTTAATTTACAGAGCAAGTTGTGCGGAGACAAGTGCAACGGCCTGTTGTGCGCTGCATTTTCAGCGTGGGCGCATTGCCACCTGGCCTACTCTGCGAGCCGACCGCATTTAGCATCATCATCACCTGCCTCCATGCACTGCTGGACTACACGCTTTTCAGTAATTTTAGTCTGATACCAAACGGCGAGATTTCCTTAACCCTGAATCTACTGCCCTTGATTTCAAGCTCTTCGCCGACTGTAAAAACTCCTTTCGACTTAGGATGTTCTTTCGTTGCTTTCTCTAAGTCGGCTAAAGACTTCAGCATTTCAAATCTTCCTTCTCCTGTATCCATTATATTCTCCTTTTCTTTATTCCGTCCCTCGGCAGCGTTTTATCCTTTGTAAATTTAATTTACATAGTTGGTTTGCCAGAAACAAGATTCTACAAGTGTCTTCAAATCCTCTAGTTATTTAGAGTCTTGTTCTGGCAAAGTTAAGTATTATTTGCCCTTGGATGAGCCTTTGGAACTGGAGCCTTTTGATCCTCCAGAAGGCTTTGATCCTCCAGAGGTTTGACCCGTTGTACCGTGTGACCCACTTTTACTTCCGGCGATTCCCCTACCTGTCGTTCCACTCTTTGTTGATGGTAATCCTGGCATTTTCGTTCTCACCTCCTTCCTGGTTTTGGCAAGCTGTTCAAGCAACCGACTACCCGTCAGTCTGCTTCCTCCACTTATCCTCTATCCTGGCTTGCCAAGTTTTGTTGGACATGAGCAGGATTCGAACCTGCACGCTGGAGTTTTTCGTAGCCATTTTTCAGACTACCCACCTTACCAGCACCAAATGATTCGGTTGCGTCTACCAATAACAAGCACCATCCCCGGATTTTGAGTCCTGGGACTCGCACCGCTTCGCTGCTTTGGCTTGCTAATTCCGCCATCATGCCCAACTTTATTACTCCTTAGGACCAGCTACATATTTTGAGATTTTATTAGTTGGTCGGCCTTCTTTATCTTTGCCAATATCAAGAATTGCCCAACCCATCTTACCCACAACCTCATTCTTGATATCAAGCTCGTTTGAGAGATCAAGATCGAAGGCTGTGGAGAAAGCTATAAGTTTTAATGTAGCTTCATTTCTTTTCTTAGGACTCATAGTCTTTGTTGGTCGATAGATAAGATCTCCAAACTCCTTGGAATAAGGATCTTCTGCTATCTCGAAGAATGGCATGATAAATTTGTCTCCATTTTTGTCTTCGCTGACTAGCATAGAAATAATCCGAAGCTCAGCCTCTGTCCCCTTTTGAGCGATTGTCGGTTCGAAAACATCAGTAAGATCTACGTCACTTAAATTAAGGTATTCGTTACTCATTTTAGTTCTCCTTTAATTTTTATTTTCGTCTAATTTATGATCTCCACACCAATCGGTCTCAAATACTACTGGATAACCGTTCATAGTAGGAGCATGACGTCTGCAGCGTCCGATTGGTGCTGTATTTAGGCTAGTTGTATTCTTAATTTTCTCAATATACCACATACAACTGTGGCAACTCATTCCTTTACTTCTGTGTATCCATGGATCGTTAGTCATTTTAGTTCTCCTTTTTTGTTAGTTTATTTTAGTATAGCCTTCTTCAAATGCGTCAGCAGGTGACCAAGATTTGTAGCCGTCCTTGTAGAGTACATAATAACCTCCGATTTTCGGATTATGCTTAGCTACATATCCTTGGTCTAAGATAAATGGCAGATACCCTGATTCTTCTGGAATCAAAAGTAATCCAGTAGACGTTTGTGTTAGATCCCTTATTTTTAAGGCCCAGACTTCCTTATGTGATTTGTATCTAGGTAGTTCCTCCTGTGGATAGTCAGAATCTATCTGGCTACTTTTCCACTCTTCATTTGTCACATTAGGCATCTTTTTCTCCTTTCAGTTTAAAGATTGGTTTATCTTCGGTTGGAAATCCGCACTTTTTTAGCATCCCTTTAATATTCGGCTCTTCATAGGTCTGTAAAAGCCCTCTTTGAGCCATGCGTGAACGCGCCAAATGGCGTCCAGTTGATTGGGTTAAGACTTGATACTTCACTCCATCTGCCGAAGCTTTAGGATCCATCACATAGATCTCATCAAATAAGATTGGAATAGTTATTGCTGCTTTTCCAACTACCATGTAACGATAAGACATTTTTCCAGCCACTTCGTCTTTCATTCCTTCAAGATGACCGGTAAGGATAAAGTCGCAAGGCATCGCGATTAGTAGTTTTATCCAGTTTTGAATCTTAGCCTTCTGCGGAACGTAATCGTGAGCCCATCTAGGTGGTTCACCAGCAAGCCCCTCCGTTTTCATTTGCTGGGCCATTATAGAATCTGCCCAAGTAGTTGACGAATCTAAGCAATAAGTCCCAAAGTGCTCGAAATATCCTGAATCCAGGCGCTTCTT